AGGAACACACACATGGCATACGTCACATACAACAATCGCTCGTCTGCAAACTATCGCTTTACTGTTACTTCTCTTGATGATCCGGCCATCGCTGGGCTTAAGGAAGTTTTGAAAAAAGACAACTCCTTTATCACCCGTGCCCGCCGCCTATGGGGACCAAACAGTTTTTACGGGAATCAAACCACTAAGGGTATTCGTATCCGCGCTCGCGGTTCTCGTAAAACCAACGGTGTAGGATTCAACGGTCGTTGCTTCTATGACACTCCGTTTGAAAACGCAACTCACTTTGATGTTTATGTGCGGGATTACAAATAATGGCTTATTACGATCGCATTAATTGTGATGTAAGAACTCGGCTTTATGTTGAGCTGATTCTTGAAAATCACCCAAAGTTTGCTGAAGGAACTGCTCTTCGCGAATCTTTGATGGACAATCCAAACTTTTTTAATATTGAACACCTCGTTGAGGATATGTTGGCTGAATGCTCTGAAGGCCAATATGAATTTAACGATGGGATTCATGAAGACTTCACTGACGGCTCAGAAGCAAAGACAGGTACACTTTACGTAAAAGGAAATACGTCAACTGCTGAAATCACAAGCGTTCGTTCAAAGTTTGGTGTACTTAAGAAAGGCGCCATCCGCTGCGTTGTCCTTAATCCTATATTGGAAAAGTTGCATTTCATTCTTGTGCCACAAGCAAGTGTAATTAAAATGATGCACACTGCGCAAGGAAAACCGAAATCCAATCCTTCCCTATGGTTACGCTATGACAAAAAGCTAAATACATTTCGTATTCCTATTGACAAATACGGCTGCGTAGAGTATAATAGTTTTAAAGAATTAGCAATGCAACTAAATCATTGAGAGGTACAAATGAAATACGACAGCGGCAAACCAAAAATCCATCTTGTTCCACCTGAAGCTATCATTGAGGCTGCAAAGGTATTTGGATTTGGTGCTGAAAAGTACGGTGAAAACAATTGGCGTAAAGACATTGACAAGTTTCCTGTCTCTCGCCATTATTCATCTATTCAGCGCCACTTGATGGCTTATCATTCAGGTGAAGATCTTGACCCTGAATCTGGTTTGCTGCATCTATCGCATGCCCTTACTCAAATGATGATCCTTCTTATGACTACTCTTGAAAGTGATCCTAACCTAACTGATGATCGTTACAATAAAGGAGACGACTAATGCTTATCCCATCCGTAAAAGATATCCGAGAATTTTTTGTCGGTGAACTTGCTGATGAAGCATACACAATTGACCGCACAGGTCAAAAGACTATTGAAATGATTGGTGCAAGTTTTATTGCAAGTGAACCTGCTATCTTCGGTGAACCAAACCAAGAATACATCAATGCTGAAATTGAGTGGTATGAGTCGATGTCAACTAACATCAACCGTCTTGCTCAAATCTATGGCAAGTCTCCTGCTGCTTGGCAATATTCTGCAAACGAGCATGGCGAAATCAATTCTAATTATGGTACATTGATTTATAGCGACCAATACTTTAATCAGTATGACAATGTATTACAAGAACTTCTGGAGAATCCTGATGGCCGACGCGCTACTATGGTTTATAATCGTCCTAACATTTGGTCTGATTTTGAAGCTGATGGCAAAAATGATTTCATCTGCACCAATGCTGTCACTTACTATATTCGCGACGGTGTTTTACATTGTGTGGTCCAAATGCGTTCAAATGATGTAGTGTTTGGATATCGCAATGATTACGCTTGGCAGCAATATGTACTTGAAAAACTTTGTTGGGATTTTAACCACGAAGACCGATACGACCAAGGTCGTACTATTGAACCTGGGCTTATGACATGGCAAGTACAAAACTTGCATGTATATGAGCGTCACTTTAACCTCGTAAATTAAAAGGAGTAATTATGATTGAAGGATTTCGCCCGCCGTGCGTAGTTTTCCAAACGCGTGTGCGTGACGAAAACATTGAAGGACCTAACCCATTCCGATGGGAACAAGTAACGAGTGATTCACTTTTACAAGGAAAGCGTATTGCATTATTCAGTCTACCTGGAGCATTCACGCCAACTTGTTCAACATATCAACTTCCTGGCTTTGAAGCGAACTATGATCGCATTCGCCGAGCTGGTATTGATGAAGTGTATTGCATCAGTGTGAACGACGCTTTCGTTATGAATGCATGGGCCAAGCAACAAGAGCTCGAAAATGTTAAAGTAATTCCTGATGGATCTGGTAACTTTACTCGATACATGGGTATGCTGATTGGTAAAAACCATCTAGGATTTGGTAACCGCTCATGGCGTTATATGTGCGTTATCAATAATGGGGTTATTGAGAAATGGTGGCAAGAGCCAGGAATCAATAATGACGGCACGGACGACGATCCGTATGTAAACACTACGCCAGAGAAAATGGTTGACTATTTGGAAAGTCTTGAAACCATCTCTGACGACTAAGGAGGATGTATGGACCCACTTATGTTGGGATTTGTATCAACTGCAATGTATAACATTGCAACTGGTTATGCGGAGGATCAAGCAGATATGAACAGAACTCCGCATCACCATTACGCTGAAGTACAATGTATAGACGAAGGACATTCTTGGCCTGGGTATTTTGTTCCAGAACTTGAAGCCCAATTAAGAACGTCTGAGTTTGTACTTTGTATTGAGTCAAAAGTAAACGAGCATATGGCGAACCGCTTTATGATTGAACTTAAGTCTCAAGAAAGACTGCTTGAAATTGAAGCAGCACTTAAAGAACTAATGCAAGAACGTGAAAACCTTATGAAGGAAATTTGAAATGAATAAAGACGATCTGAAAAGCAAGCTGCAGTCCGGTTTGGTACAAGTTAAATTCACTAAAGTGAATGGTGAAGAACGTACTATGGTGTGCACTCTTAATGATGGTATCGTACCACCTGCCACAAAGGAAGATCCTTTAACGCAGAAAAAGGTTCGTGCTATCAATGAAGAAGTGCAAGTTGTATATGATGTAGAAAAAGACGGATGGCGTTCGTTCCGTTGGGACTCGCTTGTTGAGTACAATGTCCACTAAGTGGGATCGTCGTTTCATGGAGATGGCTGAGGTCATTTCCGGCTGGAGTAAGGATCCGTCGAGTAAGATTGGCGCTGTGATTGTCAATTCTGAAAGACGGATCCTTGCCACTGGTTACAATGGATTTCCTCGCGGTATTAATGACACTGATGAACGTCTTAATGACCGAGATGAAAAGTATCCTCGTATCATCCACGCTGAAATGAATGCGTTGATGAATGCTCTTTATAATGGTGTTGCTGTTAAGGATGCAACTCTATATGTTTATGGATTACCTATTTGCCCATCTTGCACTAAGTGTATTATCCAAGCAGGCATTAAAAGAGTGGTGACATCTGACCAAACTGACAAAGGATGCTGGGCTGAAGTGTTTAACGCTCAATCTTTTCCAATGTTTCAAGAAGCCGGTGTTGAAGTCACAATTTTTAGTTGACAAAAATCATATATATGATATAGTATTATTAAAGGAGTGAATATGATTAATGTCGTAATACCAGCCGCAGGCGAAGCAACTCGTTTGCGTCCGCTTACAACGAATTGCTCAAAGGCAATGGTCCGTGTCCACGGTAAGCCAACTATTGAGTACATTATTGAATCCATTTATAAGAATACACCTGACGTAGGTGAAATCGTAATTGTTGATGGCAAACATAATGACATTCGTGAATGGGCAGAAAAGAGTAAGTGGAATAATATTAAATGCGTAAAGCAAGGATCTCTAAACGGCCCTCGTGATGCTATACGTGTTGGTATTGAAGCACTTAGTAACTTTAATGTTCCACTTGTTGTTTGGCTAGGCGACGCAATCATTCTTGATGATGATCTTCCTTTAGGTACTGACTTTTTGTTGACAAAAGAAGTGGATGACCATTTTGCGTGGTGTATGTGGGATGGTCATTCCTTCTATAATAAACCTAAGGAAACTATTCCTTGTGCTGCAGCATTGGTAGGTTTGTATAGTTTTACAAATGGCAATCTTGCAGCAAAAGCATTTCGCCAAACAGACGGTTACGATATTTCAGACGCTCTTGAAATCTATGGATCGTTTGACAGAATCAATACTCTTCGTTGGTACGATATTGGTGATATTGCTACATATCATAAAACCTGTGCTGAATTCCTTACGTTCAAAGCTCGAGAGTTCAACTCATTTGAATACGACTCAGACACAAACACAATTACAAAAATTCCAAAGCATAAGGATACATTTGCAGTTCGTACCATTATGAATGAAAAGAATTGGTACGATTCTCTTAATCCTGTCCAAAGTATGTTTGTTCCTAAAATCCTCAAGGACGAATATGCTTTGAGCATGTCATATGAATCAGGTGTACTGCTATCTGATTTGTTTATGCATGAAGATTTATCCAATAGCACAATTGATTATCTGATTGAAAAGGTAATCGTTTCAATGCAAAAGTATTTTCACGACAAAGCCACTCTTGAGTTTACTGCTGACTTTGCTGAAAACGCAAAGAAAATGTGGATTACTAAAACTCAAGATAGGTTAGGTAAAGCTACTCCTCGAAGCGAAGTGTGGAATAAGATTGCATCGTCTTGTTTGGCAAAGGCTGAACCTGTTTCTGCTATGCATGGGGATTTACATTTCGGAAATATATTGTATAATCCATATAACGATAGCATTACTTTGTTGGATCCTCGTGGTTCATATGGTGATCATTTAGGTTGTGGTGGCGATCATATGTATGATCTTTGTAAACTGTCCCACGATTTATATCATGGTTATAACGAGTTAGTCTCCGGGCATAAATACCCTGACTACGTTCAGGAAAGCTTTACTAAAATTATTATGAAGCATTACCCTGAGTCGTTTGCAGAAATTATTAATGGCGGTGCTCTTTTGATTGCAACATGCATTCCTTTGCATTATGACGATCCTGAAAGACAAAACAGAATGAGGAAATACGTGAATGACTATGCCTACGCTTGTGATGGATCTTGATGATACCATTTGCTTTACAAACCATGATGGTAAAACAACTGAAGAAAAATATGGTATCTTAAAGGCTCAACCTGCAGTCCTTATGATTGAAGCTTTGCAAAAAGCAAAGGACCAAGGGTATCGTATTGTGATCCATACTGCTCGTCGAATGTTAACTCACGACGGCGATATAAATAAAATTATCGAAGATGTCGGACCACTGACAGAAGAGTGGCTCCAACATTATGGAGTACCATACGACGAGATTGTGTGGGGTAAACCATACGGTGTATATTATGTTGATGACAAGGCAATGCGCCCTGATGAATTTTTGGAATGGATGAAGAAATGAAAAATATTGGCTTTGCAAAAATTGGCAAGTCCGTAAAGTTTCGCTCTAATCGTTACTCTCCGATTGGTGGCGACAACGAAGCAAGTTGCACAATCCGTGCAGTAGCAAACAATAACCCAGATAAAACATTTTACATTCTTGGCCGTTCGGATTATAGTACACTTACTGATTCCGAAAAGGTTGAGGTATTTCCTTATGGAAATGTTGTTGATATTTGGGAAGGTGTTAGCATTTCTCATGACGAAACTTATTATCGTCATATCATTACTTACCTTGAAAAGAATAACATTGAGCTTGATACAACCATTATGATGGTAGGTCAGGTAGGTACTGTTACGATCCCTGGTAAGATTACAAAGACACGTAACGATGATGGTAAACCCGCTGCTGTAATTGATATGACAAAGGGTTACACAACGCCAGTTGCTACTTGGCTTAATGAAAGCAAGCCACATTATGTTGAGATTGTAAATGATCCACGTTATGTTATGAATCAGTCTCGAGATATTTTTCATCTCCCTTCGATTTCTTTGGGTCAATATGATTATGAGTATGAAGCGAATACAATTGAATCATATGAAGACCAAAGTCGTTCTGTGAAAAAGGTTCCTTCCGTTTATGCAGGTATGGAAACAGCTTTCTGTATGGATTACGATTATAAACGAGAAGTAAGTACGGATCGCAACACTGACTTTATGGTTGTACTAAACGAAGGCAAACCTTCTCGTTACAAGTTCTTAAAAGAATGGGTGTTGGATCATAACGACGACGTTGAAGTTTACGGTAAGTGGGAACATGCTGAAACAGAAACCGATTCTCGTTTTAAAGGATCTTTACATATTGCTGAGCTTCAAGAAAAGCTAAAGAACGTTAAGTTTACATTTATCATTCCGATTGCAAAAGGTTGGGTTACTTCAAAATATATTGAAATGGTGCATGCAGGAGTGATTCCATTTTTGCATCCAACCTACGATGAACAACACCATCTTAACATCCCTGGGTTCTTGAGACCAAAGACTCCTCAAGAATTGTCTGAACGCATCAAAATGCTTAGTGAAAATGTGGCTAAATATAAAACAGTATTGGAAGGTATTCGCGCCGCAGTACTTAAGCCTGAGTATTACGATGGTACTTTTATTAACAACAAAATTATGACGGCTGTTTATTCAGACTATCAAGCACCTGACCTTGACCAGTTTGAAAAGAAAACAGTAACAACACTTGAGGATTTCTTTTCATGACAGATATTACATGGGCACCGATTATTCCGCTAATCGGCGGACAAATGCTAGGAGCAGAAAAAGCTTTTGGCAAACCACCTGAAGCAATTTATTCCTTTGAAGGATTTGAAGGAAACGATGGACATTATGTCAATTATCAGCAAAACGTTAAAGGACGAAACGTTGATTATGTTCTACTTGACAATGAAAAACCTGGACGACAAATTGATGTAATTTCTGGTACTCCCCCTTGCGCTGCGTTATCACAGCTTAACACAGGTAAGACCGAAGAAGCAAAAGGCGCAAGTTGCGCTAAGAACGAATGGATGTACGAAGTATTCCAACGTGGCATTGATGACTTCGGCGCTAAAGCAATTGTGGTTGAAAACGCGCCCGCGCTCTTTACAAACAAAGGCAGAGCTGTTGCTGATAACCTTTATGAGATTTGTAAAGAGCGCGGTTATTCTCTTTCATTATATAAAACGTCTACTCGTTATCATGGTATTCCTCAGGCTCGAGATCGTACCTTTGCGATTGGATGGAAATCAGAAAAGGCTCCTATCATGGGGTGGTACAAACGTGATCGTAAAAAGTTTGCCGAGTATCTCTCTGAAGTCGAGCATGATGCGTTACAGCATGATTTGATTGTAAGCCCAAAGTTGATTGACGAGCCATATTATCGTTTTATTCAGCATAAGGTTGGTAACCGTAATCCTCGAGAAGTAATCATTGAAAGCGGTAACATTACAGCGTTCAATTACATTAATAAGAATGGACTGTTGCCTGAAGCAAACGCGTGGTTCCATCAGATTGGTGATGAGCGTGGTATTAAAGTATCAGACCATGCAATTAAAAAGTTTGCTGATGGCAAAGGTATTAGGGATAGCTCAACTCACGTCTTTGACGAATGTATGAATGCAGTTATTGGTCGTAACCTTGCTGATACAATTCATCCAATCCACGAACGTTCTTTGACGATCCGTGAAGCATTACATATGATGGGTTTCCCACATGACTTTGAACTTGTTGGCGGTTTGCCAAAACTGAATCATATTGCTCAAAACGTTCCTGTTCCAACATCACGCGATATTCACTCTGAAGTAGCTAAGTTTATTCGTGGTGAATTGGCAATAAGTGAAACAGATTATTTGCGACAAAACAATCATAAAGAGTTGACAGAAAACGATCCACGTGGTAAAATGGATATATCAACGTTGGAGGAGTTCCTAGTCGCATGAGAAATGATTTAATACTTGATTTTGAGACCTTTGGTAAGGATGCTCAAAAATGCGCAGTGATTGATGTATCAGTTATGGTATTTAATTGGGACAAGATGTTATCTGATGACCCATACACTGTAATGGATATTGACCGCACAAAGCGTTTCAAGTTATCAGTAACAGATCAAGTTAAGAATTGGGGTTATGAGGTTGATGGCAATACGGTTCAATTTTGGCAAGAGCAAGGTCCTGAAGTACGTAAGCATATCAAACCTCAGCCTTACGATTTAACTGTACCTGATTTTTGTTCGCAGTTTATGACTTATTTAATCAACAGTCCTAAGATTGATTTTTGGTGGTCACGTTCAAACACGTTTGACCCTATCATTCTTGGCCGTTTGTTTGAATCACAACAAAAGTTATTGCATATGGAAGAGTACTTAAAGTATTGGC